AATGGCTTATTATATGCATGTTTAGTAGAGGCATATGGATTTTTAAAAGGTCCAATAGATATGTTGACACTATACGAAAATAAGTATAAACAAGAAGTAGAGAAGTTTGCTGCAGAGCAACTTGGTAGACGTAAAAGGGACGACTACACAGATGGTACTGTTCGTATTCCAATCCCATCACGTACACCGTAAAAGGAGATAAATTATGGCAATTACATCAGCAGTTTGTTCAAGTTTTAAACAAGAACTTTTACAAGGTAAACATGACTTTGATTCATCAAGTGGAGACACTTTTAAAATAGCTTTATATGATAGTGATGCAAGTTTAGGAGCATCTACTACAGATTATTCTACATCAGAAGAAATAACAAACACATCAGGATCTGCATATAGTGCAGGTGGAGCAACTTTAACAAATCAAGGTGTGTCGTTATCTTCTACAACTGCGTTTACAGATTTTTCAGATGTAACTTATTCATCTGCTTCTTTCACTGCAAATGGTGCATTAATTTATAACACAACAACAGATGGTGGTTCAGGCACTACTGATGCAGTTTGTGTAATTGCATTCGGTGGTGATAAAACTGCAACTAACGGAACTTTTACAATTCAATTTCCTACAGCAGACGCAAGTAGCGCAATTCTAAGATTAGCATAGGAGTAGCCCATGTCGGTTGACTCAGGATGGGGCCGATTTACCTGGGGACAGGCATACTACGGTCAAGATAGTTTATTAGCAACAGGCTGGGGTGCAAAACAGTGGAACGATGGCGAGTGGGGAAATCTTGCAGATGAAACTGTTACCTTAACAGGCGTATCAACAACATCAAGCGTTGGATCATTAACATTAACTGGAACAGCAGTTGTTGTACCATCAGGTGTATCAACAACATCTAGCGTTGGATCAATAGCTCCTGCAATTGATGTAACACCAAACATACCTAGTTTATCTTTTTCTGGAAACGTTGGATCATTTACAAATGTAATTGATGTAAGTGTTGTTCCAACTGGTGTATCTATAAACAGTGCTTTAGGTGTTATTACACCTGCAGACCAAATAATGGGTCTGACAGGTCAAAGTTTTACAGCAGAACAAGGTACAGCTGTAGCACCAAACCAAGATGTTTCACCATCTGGTGTACAAGCCTCGTTCTCATTAGGTACAGCAATAGCTTTCTCAGGAACTCTTGTTCAACCAAGTGGTTTCTCTATAACCTCTTCTTTAGGTTCAGTTGTTGTTCCTAATGAAGATGTTACTTTAACAGGGGTATCTTCAGAATTTAGTTTAGGAAGTTTGGTAGGATTAGGTTCTTCTGTTGCTGCTTTATCTGGTCAAGCTATGACTTCTTCTGTAGGATCAATTGACCCTTCAGATCAAGTAATGGGTTTAACTGGAGTTTCTACTAGTGCATCTGTAGGATCTATTAGTGTTGCCGATCAAGTGGTTGGATTAACTGGTGTATCGTTTAGTGCTGCAATAGGAGAGCCATTTATAATACATTATGAAGATATTGACACTGGTTCGAATACATCTTATAGTGCAGTTTCAACGGGATCGAATACATCGTATTCTGATGTTGCAACTGGATCAAATACAAGTTATACTGACGCTGCTTAATAGGAGATAATTTATGGCATCAACATTTACACCTTTAGGTGTTGAACTTCAAGCAACTGGTGAAAACGCCGGTACATGGGGTACTAAAACTAATACAAATTTACAACTTATTGAACAAATATCTGGTGGTTTTACAACACAATCAATTGCTGGTGGTGCACAAACTACAGCTTTAACTATTTCAGATTCTGGAACTGGTGATGTTGCTGGTCACAGAATGATTGACTTTACAGGAACGATTACAGGAAATCAAATCGTAACAATACCTTTAGACGTTCAAACTTTTTATATTTTAAGAAATTCAACTTCAGGAGCATATACAGTTCAATTTAAATATGCATCAGGATCTGGTTCAACTTTTACTTTTTCAGCAACAAACAAAGGAACTTCTATAGTATTTGCAGCGGCAAATGATGGAACTAATCCAGACATTATAGAAATTCAAACGGGTGGAGATGTTGTAGACGATACATCACCTCAACTTGGTGGTAACTTAGATACTAATTCTTTCATGATAGATTTCGATGATGCTCATGGTATCAGAGATGAAAATGCAAATGAACAATTAATTTTTGAAACAACATCATCAGCGGTAAACCATGTTGATGTAACAAATGCTGCAACAGGTAATGCTCCTCAAGTAGGTGCAGTTGGAGATGATTCAAATATTAATTTAAGACTAAGACCAAAAGGAACTGGTGAAATAGAAGTCATGGGTGCAACAAACCCAGGTACTGTTGTTCTTAATTGTGAATCTAATTCACACGGAATTAAGCTACAGTCACCTCCACATAGCTCTGGTCAAAGCTACACACTAAAATTTCCTACTGGAAATGTAACAGCCGATAGATTTTTAAAAGTAGAATCAGTATCTGGTTCAGGTGCAACTGGTGTTGGACAATTATCTTTTGCTGAAGTATCAGGTGGTACTTCGTGGCAAGCAGTTAAAACTTCTGGTTTTACTGCAGTTGCAGGTGAAGGATATTTTATAAATACAACTAGTGGCGCAATTACAATGACATTACCTAGTTCGCCAACAATTGGTGATGAAGTTTCATTTGTAGATTATGCTGGAACATTTGATACAAACGCATTGACTGTTGGTAGAAATTCAGAAAAAATTAGTGGATCAGCAGCAGATTTAACAGTTTCAACAGAAAGAGCAGCAAACACATTAGTATATACAGATGGCACACAAGGTTGGCTCTTAAAGAATAATTAAGGAGATACATGGCTGCTTATAAAGATCTAATAGGGCAGAAGATTACGAAAGTAACTTCAAACCCTGGTGAACCTAAAACAGGTCAGATGTGGTATAACTCTACTACAGGAACTCTTAAAGGTTTAGGTGTTCTTGAAGCATGGTCAAGTGCAGCAAGTATGAGCACTGCAAGAGTATATGCAGGAAGTAATGGCACACAAGCAGCTGCATTAGTATATGGAAATTATCCTGAAGGTACAAATGGAAATGTAACTGAAGAGTATAATGGCTCTGGTTTTTCTAGTGGTGGTAATTTAAATACTGCAAGAAGATCTTCTGGAGGGGCTGGAACGCAAACAGCAGGTTTATGTATAGCTGGTTATGCTGGAGGAAACTCAAATGCAACAGAAGAGTATGATGGCTCTAGTTGGACAAGTGTAAATAATTATGGTGCCTCTGATCATAATGTGTGTGGATTTGGAACTCAAACAGCAGCTGTTGGTAATGGTGGATCACCAGCAAAAACTAATTCATATAATTACGACGGAACTAATTGGACTTCAACTGGATCTTTGAATACAGCAAGATCACACGCTGAAGGAGCTGGAACTCAAACAGCGGGTTTAACTTTTACAGGTAATCCTGGTTTTAGTGGAGGATATAATCAAACAGAATCTTTTGATGGGTCTAGTTGGACAACTCTTGCAACTGTAAATACAGGAAGAGCAGATGCTATGGGTGGAGGATCTCAAACTATAGCCATTGTTTTTGGTGGTAGAAGTTCAGCACCTACAGCTACACAAGCAACAGAAACTTGGGATGGAACAGCGTGGACTACATCTCCAGCTACCATGTCTAACACATCTTCAAACGGTGCTGGTTGTGCGAATCAACCAGGATCAGGAACTGCTAATATTTCAATGGGAGGTGGTAATGCTCCTGCAGCAACAGAAGTTGCAACAGCTGAAGAATACAACAAATCAACCAACACAATAACCGCTGGAGCATGGGCTAGTGGTGGTAATCTACCTTTTGCTAACCAAGATATGGGTGGTTTTGGAACACAGACAGCAGGAGTAGGTGCTGGTGGTTATACATATCCTCCAGGGCAAACTAGAAATGATACTCTTAACTATGATGGCTCATCCTGGACATCAAGTGGAAATTTAGGAACAGCAGGTTATGCTCTTACAGGAGCAGGAACACAAACGGCAGGTATAGCATGGGGAGGAGGTGCTCCAAGACGAATTGTAACAGAGGAATATGATGGATCAAGTTGGACATCAGGTGGAAATCTGAATGATGCTAGAAACGGAACCATGGGAGGAGCAGGAACTCAAACAGCTACTTTAGCTTTTGGTGGAGAAGCATCAACTTCTACAGAATCTTATAATGGATCTAGTTGGACAACTTTAAATAGTTTATCTACACAAAGAAGAAGAGGAGCTCCAGCTGGAAATCAAACAGCTGCTTTATATACTTTTGGTCAAACACCGCCTTCAAATACAAATTCTACAACTGGAGAAACTTGGAATGGCACTAGTTGGACAGCCTCACCAAGTGGTATTACAGCAAGAAGTAGTATAAATGGTGCAGGGACCCAAACATCTGCTTTAGCATTCAATGGTTTTGAACCAGGAACAACTCCATCAACTAAAACTGAAGGTTTTGATGGAACATCTTGGTCAACTAGACCAAACACAGCAACTTCTAGAGGAAACAGAGGAGGGGCAGGAGTTGGATCTCCACCAGCATCTTCTGCTATGGCTTTTGGTGGAGGAGGCCCTACTCCATATTCAAACGCAACCGAAGAATTTACAGACGAAACATCAACAGCTAATATAACAGATTTTACAACGAGTTAATTATGAGTACATATAGAAAAATACACGGACGACCAATTCAGGCAGTAACAACTGATCCAACAGGAGATATTACTGAAGGTCAAATTTGGTACAACACAACTAGTGATACTTTTAAAACTGTGTTGGCTAATGAAGCATGGGTTAGTGCTGCATCAATGGCAACAGGAGGTGGCGGAATAGCAGGCGGTGGAACTTCTACAACTCAAAGTGATGCTTGGGCAGCTATGGGACAAATTCCTCCAGGAGCAACTAATTCAACAGCTACAGAAGAATATAATGGATCTGGTTGGTCTACAGGTGGATCTACAAATAATGCAAGAAGATATGGTTATGGAGCAGGACCAACTACATCTGCTTTTGTTGCAGGAGGTGTAGGACCTCCAGGACCAAGTGATAGGTCTACATCTGCAGAAAATTATAATGGAACTACTTGGACGAATAGCACTGCTTTACCAGCAGGAAAAGGTTTTCACGGTGCAGCTGGAACGCAAACAGCTGGAGTAATTTATCAAGGACTTCCTGCTACCACAACTCTTGAATACGATGGTTCTTCTTGGACTTCTAGTGGATCAGTTAATACTAATAAATATGATGTAGGACATTTTGGAACACAAACAGCAGCTTTATCTGTTGGAGGATCAGATCCATCAGGATCACCTCCTACTTCTACTAATGTAGAAGAATATAATGGTTCTTCTTGGACTGCAATAAGCGCTTTAAATACTGCTAGAAATCAAACATCTGGAACTGGAACAACTTCAGCAGGAATAATTTTTGGTGGTAATGGTTCTACAACTGGCACAGAAATATGGGATGGTAGTTCTTGGTCAACATCTCCAGCAACTTTAGCAACAGGAACTAGTGCGTCTTCTGCTGGTGGAACTTCAACAGCTGCTATACAAGGTGGAGGTTTTGATGGAAGTAGTTATAAAACAGCGCAAGAATATAATAAATCAATAAACGTCATTACAGCCGCAGCATGGGCTAGTGGTGGAAATTTAGGAACATCGAGATATGATGGAGGTGGAGGAGGAACTCAAACAACAGCTTTAGCTTGGGGAGGTAATACTCCAG